TCTTTAATTATTGAAATAATTGAAAGCGCTATTCTTAGTAATCCAGTATCAATGGACAAATTTAACCCATGCGTTAGACTACAAGAAGCAATCCTTAAATTAGTACACCCACACAGGAGTTAATATGCCTTACGTAAACAAACCTAGACCCTACAAAAAAGAATATGAGCAACAAGTGAAGCGTGGTGAATTGCCCGCCCGCATGGATCGCCAACGTGCACGAAATGAGATGGACAAGAAAGGTGTTGACCGCACAGGTAAAGACATTGACCACACCGTTCCCCTTTCTAAAGGCGGTACAAACGCTCCGTCGAACTTGAAGCTGAAGGCCCCCAGTGCTAACAGATCTTTTAGTAGGAACAGCGACCACACAGTCAAAGTGAATAAGCCCAAGAAAAAATGAGTCTTGATACATATACGTGGCCTAGGCCACATGGCTATACGCCGTTCGACCATCAAATTAAGACTGCGGATTTTTTAATTAGGAATAGAAAAGCCTTTTGTTTTAACGAGCAAGGCACAGGCAAAACTGCATCTGTGATATGGGCAACCGACTACCTAATGACCAAGGGAGTTATCAAGCGAGTGCTTATTGTTTGCCCGCTCTCAGTTATGAAAGCCGCATGGCAAGAAGATTTATTTAAGTTTGCTCTGCACCGCAGAGTAGATGTAGCGCACGGCAGTAGAGAGAAGCGCAAAAAAGTCATTGATGGCAATGCTGAGTTTGTCATCATTAATTTTGATGGCGTAGAGATTGTTAAGAACGACATCATTGCGGGTGAGTTTGATTTAGTCGTCATTGATGAGGCATCAGCCTATAAGAACGCACAGACTAGCCGTTGGAAAACTATGCGGGACATTAATAAACATGTGCATAACTTGTGGATGTTGACTGGTACTCCTGCTGCCCAAAGCCCTGCGGATGCTTACGGATTGGCAAAGCTTGTTAACCCAACTGGAGTGCCACGATTCTTTGGTGAGTTTAAAACGCAAGTACTTTATAGGGTCAGTGAGTTCCGTTGGATGCCCAAGGACAATGCAGATCAGATCGTACATCAAGCATTACAACCAGCCATTCGGTTTGAGAAAGCTCAATGCTTAGACCTCCCACCTCTTACTTATACTGATCGAGATGCACCGCTTACTGCACAACAGATAATGTATTACAAGAAACTTAAGAGTCAGATGCTTATTGAAGCAGCCGGTGAAGAAGTTAGCGCAGTCAATGCGGCATCTAAATTGACTAAACTACTACAGATTTCTTGCGGGTCTGTGTACACCGACACAGGTGAGGTTGTGGACTTTGACGCATCAACTCGACTTAAAGCGGTTAAAGAAGTGATTGAAGAATCAAGTCACAAAGTTTTAATCTTTGTACCATTTACACATACTATAGATTTGCTAACTAAATACTTAACCAAAAACGGTATTACAAACGATATTATTAATGGTGCGGTATCAGCTAATAGACGTGCAGAGATAGTCAAAGAGTTTCAAAACAATGTTGAACCAAAAGTTTTAGTCATACAACCGCAAGCCGCATCTCATGGTTTAACCCTAACTGCGGCTAACACAATCATATGGTATGCTCCCTGCACAAGCGTTGAAACGTATCTGCAAGCTAATGCTCGTATTGACCGGCCCGGACAGAACAATCCCATGACTGTCGTACACATAAGAGGTAGCGCAGTTGAGAAACGCTTGTACAACATGCTTCGCAATAACATCACGAACCATGAAAAAATAATTGAGCTTTATAAACAAGAATTATTAGATGAAGACTTGACAATGTCTAATCTTGATATATAATAGAGCCACAACAACGAAAGGAACTAAATTATGGACTCAGCAGTTCAGGAAGAAAAACCCCCATTAGATGTCAACCAACTTACTAGCGTCTACATAAAGATGCGAGATAAGCGTTCCCGAATCAAACAAGAATGGGAAGCTGAAGACACTAAGATTAAAGAGCAAATGGAATTGATTGAGGAGAAACTCCTTGACCTTTGCAAAGAGCTTAACACCAACACGTTAGGCACAGATCATGGCACTGTTATTCGTTCGGTTAAATCACGGTATTGGACGAATGACTGGGATTCGATGTATCAGTTCATCAAAGAACATGATGCGTTCGGCTTGCTTGAGAAACGAATTCAACAATCACATATGAAAGAGTTTATTCAAGAGAATCCTGATGTTTATCCCGTAGGGATGAATGTTGAAAATCAATTTACCGTGTTAGTTAGACGTAAAAAGGAAATGTAAAAATGAGCAATTTAGTGTTATCAGATCAATCGTTACCTGACTTTCTGCAAACCGCAGGGGTTAGTGCTTTAACCAAAAACTTGGCCGGAAAGTCTGGAGCTAAGCGTATTGTGCCAAAGAACGGAATCTTCCGTAAGACGGTCGGTATGGAAGAAATGGGTAAGATCAAGGGTAGCTTAAACGCTATCGTTGTTAACGCATCTCCAAAGGTCGGACGTATTTTTTATGCTAGCGCATGGACTCCTGATTCAGAGCCTACTTCACCTGATTGCTTTTCTAACGATGGTCAGTCACCTGATAAAGGTTCGGTTAGCCCACAAGCTGATCGTTGTGATGCGTGCCCTAATAATATCAAGGGTTCGGGTCAAGGTACATCCAAAGCTTGCAGATATACACGGCGTATTGCAATTGCGTTAGAAGAAGATTTTGGTACTGCACTACAAGGTGAAGTTTATCAAATGAACTTGGCATCCAAGTCTTTGTTTGGAGATAACGTTGGGGACAATAACTTCACGTTTGAGAATTATGCTAAGTATCTTTCCAACAATGGCAAGAGTATTGACTATGTTGTAACCACAATAAGTTTCAACGAGGACAATGACAATCAATCTGTTTTGTTTAGCCCCGCTAGGTTTATTAACCAAGAGGAGTTTGCAGTTACTAGCAAGTTAGCTGAATCGCCTGAAGTTAAAAAGCTGGTGATAATGACACCGTATCAAGCCGACATGTCTGGTCGTCCTAAGTTAGAAAACATTCGCTCAATGGGTGAACTGACTAAGGAAGAGGACGCCCCTGTGTACGCGCCTATCGCAGCAAAAGCTGAAGCAGTAGCAGAACCTGTTAAGCGTCCAAAGGCTGAAGCACCCGCAGTAGCACCTAAGAAAGAATTAGATGACGTATTGAAAGCGTGGAGCGAGGAGGACTAATATGAGCTATGGATACAGTCAACGTTTAGTCGAAGCCAATAAAGAAGCAGATACTACTTCGTTGGGTGTAGCTTTAGGCAGATATTGCATCGAACGGAGTATCCCAGTGAACGATGTTTCCGAGTACTTAGGTGTGAGCAGGGCAACTGTTTACAATTGGTTTTGGGGGAGTAGCATCCCCTCTCGGGAGCATAGTGAGCTGATTACTTCGTTCATGCGTCAGCATAAAAAGCGAAAGTAAAAATGTTTGATCTACTAGATGCTGTTTTACCGGCAGAGGGTAGGTACTGCGTCTTTGGCTTGGGTAAGTTTCCAGACCAAAGATTTTGCGATACAAGAGCGGAAGTTGAGGCAATTGCTCAAGAGTTTGTAGCAAATAAAGTTAATGCGTTTTACGGCTGTGCTAAATACGGTGATGAAAATAACCGTACACATTCAAACGCAAAGTATTTTAGGGCACTATGGATTGACATTGATTGTGGAGAAGCAAAAGCGGCGGAAGGCAAAGGGTATGCTACGCAAGCTGAAGGTGTTCAGGCTTTTAAGAAGTTTTATAAGTCTGTTAATCTCCCCACTCCAATAGTTGTCAATTCAGGCTATGGCATCCATGCCTACTGGTTACTCGAAGAAACAATCGAGCGCCGAGAGTGGGAGCCCTTGGCCGAGCGCTTAGAAGAGCTATGTAAAGAAAACGAACTAATCGTTGACCCTGCTGTTTTTGAAGCATCCCGAGTACTTAGAATCCCCGGAACGTTTAACTTCAAAGGAACTACACCCGCTGAAGTAAAGATAATTAACGAGTCATCCGAGCGTATTGCATACGCAGATATGAAGGCGCTACTCGGTGCACCCGAGCCTAAAGAAGCTGTGCCTGATTTCATCCCAAGGTCGTTAAGCCCTTTGATGACTTCAGTAATGTCGAACCGAGTGAGACGGTTCAAGACAATTATGATGAAGTCGGTGAAAGGTGAGGGTTGTGCACAACTATTGCATTGCTTTCAAAACCAAGACACCATTGAATATAACTTGTGGCGCAGCGCATTATCGATTGCGTCTTTTTGCGTAGACAGAGACTCAGCTATCCATAAGATGTCTGAGAAGTACCCTGATTACGATAAGCGGGAGACCGAGCGCAAGGCTGACAATTTGGTTAAGACGGGAGCACCGCACCACTGTTTAACGTTTGAGAAGAACAACAATGGGTATTGTGATGGCTGTATGCACAAGGGCAAGATCAAATC